TACCACTACCAGTGGTACTTTGACCCTTCAAGCGGGTCTGGTGTGCATTGGAGTGACTGATAACTCATCATATCGTTTCTCTATCCCAGAAGATTTGACTGTTGGCGTCAAAAATGGGGTAGCACAGTTTGGAACAGCAGATTTACCAAGAGAAGTCTTGCAAGGTTCCATGCTTTCAAGGCAATTTTTGGTCAATACTTCTGTTGATCAGCGTTTTATCCTTGACAATCCAAGTATTGATACATCTACAATCAGATGTTATGTCAGAGGAATTGGTGATTCTGGTTTAGGACGTGAATTTAAGCAAATTGATAACATTTTAAACTTGAATCAGAACTCTGAAGTGTTCTTATTGCAAGAAGTTCAGGATGAAAGGTACGAACTTCTGTTTGGTGATGGATATTTTGGTAAAAAATTAGAAAATAATGCTGTAATCACTGTAAGATACCTTGTAACTGATGGTGCAGCAGGAAATGGACCATCAATATTTGATTTCCAAGGTTCATTTGTTGATGAAGGTGGAGTATCAGTCATTCCAAGTGGTTCTATCACCGTAAATACGGTTCAAAAGGCACAAAATGGTGGAGAAATTGAAGATGTTTCTTCAATTAAGTACTTTGCGCCTCGTTTATACTCTGCTCAGTACAGAGCAGTCACTGCAAGGGACTATGAAGCAATTATTTCAGAAGTATATCCCAACACAGAGTCAGTTGCAGTGGTTGGTGGAGAAGAATTATCACCTCCTAAGTTCGGAACAGTCCAAATTAGCATAAAACCAAAGAATGGAACGTTTGTTTCTGACTTTGATAAGCAAAATATCCTTAGTAAACTGAAGCAATACTCAATTGCTGGTATCAATCAGCAAATTGTTGATCTGAAAGTCCTTTACGTGGAACTTGATTCGACAATTTACTATGATATATCCAAAGCATCGAACGCAAGTGACCTCAAAACGAATGTTACTGACGTTTTGAACTCATATTCCAAGAATGTTGACATGAATCGCTTTGGTGGAAGATTCAAATACAGTAAAGTGCTGCAATTGATTGATAGAGTTGATGATGCAATTACCTCTAATATTACAAAAATCATTATTAGAAGAGATCTGAAGGCATTAGTCAATCAATTCGCACAATATGAACTTTGTTTTGGTAATAGATTTAATGTAAAACCGAATGGATTTAATATTAAATCTACAAGATTCAAAGTTGCTGGGGAAGATAGTGAAGTATTCATGGTTGATGTTCCCAATACTGACTTAAAAACTGGAATTATTTCACTTGTTAAAGTGAATGATAAGGGTGAAAGTATTGTTGTTGCAAAGGAAGCAGGAACAGTTGATTATCTGAAAGGAGAAATCAATCTTAGTACTGTAAATATTGTCTCAACACAGAGACCAAACGACATCATTGAGGTTCAAGCAGTCCCAGATTCTAATGATGTTGTCGGACTCAAAGATCTTTAGTTGAGTCTGAGCGTTTCAGATAGTAAGATAAATATGGTTAAAGATGTCATTGCATCTGGTGAAGATATTTCTGGCGTCACATTCACAAGAGATTTCTATACATCAAGTTACTCAAACGGAGATTTAGAGAGGAAATAAAATATGTCGCAATTTGAGAAGAGAGTGCAACTCAATAAAATTATTGAGGGCCAACTTCCAGAATTCTTAGTTGCCGATTTTCCAAAAGCGGTAGAACTTTTTAAGCAATATTACGTCTCTTTGGAACACCAAGGAGGTAATGTTGATTTGGTTGATAACCTTGATCGTTATATCAGGGTTGATAACCTCGTTCCAGAGGTTATTGTTGGTTCAACAACTCTCTCTTCAGGTATTGATAAGACTGCAACTACTATCACTGTTGCATCAACTAAAGGATTTCCAGATGATTATGGTCTTCTGAAAATTGGTGATGAAATTATTACTTACACTGGTAAAACTGCAACCACGTTTACTGGATGTATTCGTGGATTTAGTGGTATTACTGGATATTCTAGTGATATTTCAAATATCATTGATCATACCAACAGACAGTCTCTCAAGTTTGCACAAACAACTGCAGCAGAACACATTGCAGATGTATCTGTAACAAACTTAAGTGCAATTTTCTTACAAGAGTTCTATAAAAAGTTAAAGAGAACTTTTACTCCAGGATTTGAAGATCTTAATTTTGTTTCTGACTTGGATGTTGGAAACTTTATCAAGCACGCTAGAAATTTCTACCAATCAAAAGGTATTGAAGAGTCCGTCAGAATACTCTTCCGGGTCCTGTACGGCGTTGAAGCAAAGGTTATAGACCTAGAGACTAGATTGGTCAAACCATCCGCTGCTGAGTACGTTAGAAGAGAAGTATTTGTTGTTGAAAATTTAGAATATCTTGACGAAGAAAGTGGACTTTTCGTCTCTGGCGATCCATTTGCACTTGAAGGTCAAACAATCACAAGAAGTTTAGATCCAAATACTAGAGCATCTGTATCTGATGTAGAAATTTTTACTCGTAATAATAAAACATTTTATAGACTTGGTGTATTTGTTGGGTATAACGATAAAGATTTTATTGAAGGAACTTTTAGTATTCCAGGTGCATCAAGAGTAGTTGAAAAGATTGAACCAGGTGACTCAACCATTTCTGTAGACTCTACTATTGGTTTTGGTCAAACTGGTGCGATTATTTGTGAAAGAAGTGAGTTCACTAGTGGTCCGATATTAATCAGATACACCTCTAAAAGTGTCAACCAGTTTTATGGTTGTACTCAAGAAAATTACTCATCTGGTATGGGTGTTCCCATTCCTCTTGGGAAAATGGTTCGTTTTGATGATTGTGTTTATGGATATGAAAACGGAGATATTTCAAAAAGAGTTGACTTACGTATAACAGGAGTTCTTTCAGAATTTGATCCAGTAGAAGATATTCCTCTCATGGAAGAGGATGAAGAAATTGTTGTACAAAATTTAGGTGAGGTTATTAGAAACCCATCTGGAGATAAGACATATACTGAAGTTTTTGCAAATTCTTGGATTTACAATACCAGCACACGATTTATTGCTGAAAGTGCAAGTGGTTCTACTTTTGTACTGACCACAGATATTGATAAATCAAGTCTTAAGGTTGGCGACCTTGTAGAGATTGTATCTGGGACTGTAGGTGTTGGTACTGTTGTTGTACCTCCCCCTCAAGGTGGTGCTTTTGCAGAAGTATCAAGTATCAACTTCACAACAAGAACTGTCACGTTATCTAATACTGGTGGTTTTGTTGCAAATCCATTAACGTCATATAGTCTTAGAAGAAAACTTAGTAAGGCTACAAGTTCTGGTGCAGAAATTGAATTAGGAAATGATGTTCATAATACTGACATATTGAACTTATATGTTGATAATGAACAGACTGAAGCATATGTTGCATCCAACTCTTTACCATCATATGAAGTTTTAGAAAATATTATAGAATCATCAACTCCAGACGGAACAGTAAGTAGTCTTGGAAACTTTGATAATTTCTACAAAGCATATGATACAATCAGATTTGCAAGTCCTGTAGACTTTAGAGATGGTGATGAAATTGTCTATACTGCAGACAATCCATTCTCAGGATTAGAATCTGGTGAGACTTACTATGTTAAGTTGGTATCTTCTAGAGATATTAAAATTTACATCTCTAAGGAACTTCTCACAAGTGGTGAACATAGGAGAGTAGGACCAGCACCAACACCATCTACAGGTATTCATAGATTCACTCTCAAGAGACATAGAAATAGAAAAATTACAGATAATAGGATTTTAAGAAAATTTCCATTATCACAAAGTGCAAATGATATAAACCCAGATCCTAGAACTGAAGGTTCTGTTGGTATGTTAATTGATGGTGTAGAAATTTCTGCACCAGATTCTCAAGATAAAGTTTATTATGGTCCTCTGAAAAAATTTGAGGTTCTGAATGGTGGCAAAGGTTTTGATGTTATTACTCCACCAGAAATTAATATTACAAGCGGAACAACACAAGCAAAAGTTGAACCAGTTATTATTGGTGATGTAAAAGATGTATTGGTTGATCCACAAGAATTTGATGTTCAAAGACTGACTTCTATATCCTTAACGGGTGGTAATGGTTCTGGATGTGAATTAGAACCAGTCATTGGTAGTAGATTCCGTGAACTAAAGTTTGATAGTAGAAAACTTAGTCTTGGTGGTGGTGTTGATATTAATAATGAGACAATTACTTTTGATAGACCACACAATCTTGTAAATGGTCAAATACTCATTTACAACCAAAACGGTAACGATCCTCTTGGTATTGGTGATGCGTATGATCCAAATAACCCAGAAGATAATAATCTTCAAAGTGGGGATGAATATTATATCAGAGTTGTTAATACATCTACAGTTAGATTATTTAAAAAAGAGGAGGATGCTCTCCACTTCCCAGCAGGTATTAACACAATTGGTCTGTCTGAAGCAACTACTGCATCTGGTATTCATAAATTCAGAACAGAATCTCAAACAAATCTGAGAGGTATTAAAGTTTTAAATCCTGGTTCTGGTTATTCTTATAGAAAATTAAGAGTAAAGTCCTCAGGAATTTCAACTCAATATAATACATTCTATTTTGAAAATCATGGTTTTGAGACAGGTGAGATTGTAAATTACTCAACCACTGGTACAGAGGTTGTTGGTCTTTCTACTACAAATCAATACTCTATCAAAAAAGTTGATAATGATAGATTTAGAGTTATTAATGTTGGTGTTGCGGGAACTTTTACTAACGATCTATTAAAAAATAAAACTGCCAAGATTGAATCTTTAGGTTCTGGATATCAAATATTTGAATATCCTCCAATTAAAGTTGAGGCAAACTATGTTGGTGTAGGAACTTTTGTATTCACACCAATTATTACTGGACCAATAACAGATGCATATCTTTATGAATCTGGAAGTGGGTATGGTTCAACTACTTTCAATATTCATAAGAAACCTTTAATTTCGATTAGTAAAGGTAAGAATGCACAGTTGAGTCCGATTATTGTTAATGGTCGAATTGAAGAAGTTCAAATATTGAACAAAGGTACAGAGTATGCATCTGTTCCAGATATTACAATTGAAGACACTTCTGGTACTGGAAATGGTGCCGTGTTGAGACCTGTCGTTAAAGATGGAAAAATTGATGACGTTATTGTTATCAACACTGGTATTGGATATAGCACAACTGCAACATCAATTTATATTGATCCAAGAGGACAAGGTGCAATTTTTGATACTAGAGTTAGAGATCTCACAGTAAATGATGCGTTTAGATTTGGTAAAATTTCTATAAACAATACTGAAGAAATTTTTGCAAGTCTTCTTGATAGTAATAAAGAAGATTATCTGAACTACGGAATATATGGATATTCTCAAGATCTTGCAAAGAATCTTGAACCACTAGATGGTCTTCATTCACCAATTATTGGATGGGCATATGATGGAAATCCAATCTATGGTCCCTTTGCATATCAAGATGCAGATGTTGTTCAATCTGGCATTAAAAGAGTTGAGAGTGGATATAAATTAGATTCTTCATCTGTTCCTAACAGACCTGCATTTGATCCAGGTTTCTTTATTGAAGATTACGTCTACAGAGACAATGGTGATTTGGATGTTCATAATGGAAGATATTGTAAGACTCCAGAATTTCCAAATGGTGTATATGCATATTTTGTTGGTGTCACTACAAGCAGTGCAACAACAAATTTCATTCCACAATATCCATACTTTGTTGGAAACACTTTTAAGTCTAACTTTATTGTAGACAATAATGTTCTTGATCAAACTTATGATTTTAATGGAACTAATCTTGTTAGAAATACATTCCCATACAATGTAGATCAATCTGGTGCGGAGTATGATTTCTTTAATGAATCGTATGAAACATTTGAACAAGAATCTGTTGTTGAATCAGTAACAAAAGGATCTGTTCCTGAAATTAAAATTATCGATGGTGGACAAGGATATCGCATTGGTGATGGTGTAAACTTTAGTTTTGCAGGAACTGGTGGATCTGGTTTAAGGGGTGAAGTAACCGAACTGTCTGGCGCTGGTATTTCTTCTATTACAACGACTTTGGAATCATATCCAGATTCTGTTTTTGTTTGGAAGAACGACAGTCAAGTCGCTGCTTACAACCGATTTGGTGGATATGATTTAGTTGATAAAAATGTTGTATTGGTTTCTGGATTGTCTACCTCTATTGCTAGGTTAGAGGGTTCTAAGACCATTGGAATATCCACAGAAACTATTGGTCTTGCTTCTACAATGAGTGCTTATGGTGGTGGTCAAGGACCTCTCACAGAGTCAATTTACGTATCTGGATCTTTATCTAATGTATCAATAGGTAACTCTATTAGAATTGTTTCTTCAGATGGTGAAGAAATTGTAAGACTTCTGAATAATTATGGAGATGGAACTTTTAAAGTTAAGAGGTTTGGTGTAGGTCCTGGAGTTGCACACTCTCTTGGAAGTAATTTAAATCCAATTAGTGATGAAATTTTATTGCCAGTCAAGACTGATAATTTCAAGTCTTATCGTAATGACTTAGTATACTTTAATGCTAGAAGACAAGTTGCTATTGGTGTGACTATTGGTGGTTCTGTAAACATTGATGCAATCGAACTTCCAGACGGATCATACAAACAAGTATCTGTTCCAACACGTCAGATTTATCTTCCAAATCATCCATTTAAAACTGGACAAAAAGTTAAACTTACTTTGCCATCTGGTGCAACACCTATTTCTGCGTCCCAGGAAGCAACTTCATCAACTTTCTTCCTTCCCGATCAATCTACTAGAGAATCTGAAGTTTATATCATCAATAGAGGAGCAAACTATATTGGTATTGCAACTCTTTTAAGCAATACATCACAAACCGATGGCGTCTTCTTTAGAATTGCGGGTAGCGATAGTGATGAATTCTTACTTGAGACTCAAAAAACTCAAGTTACTGGTGATGTTTCTAGAATTACAACATTAGTAAGCACATCTGCTACACATGGATTGCAGAACAATGATGCCATTAAGTTGAGTGTTGTACCAAATACTGTTGTAGGTTTTGGAACTACTGCAGCACTTAATATTAAACTAGATTACTTTGAGAATAAAATTCTTGTAAATCCAATTGGAATTAATTCAACAGGAATTAACCTTACAACAAATACTTTCACGTATACTAATCATGGATTTAAGACTGGTGACAAAGTTTATTACAATAGCGAACAAGTTGCTTCTGGTCTTTCTACTGGATCATACTTTGTTGTAAAAACATCAAGTGATACTTTCAAGTTAGCAGAAACTCTTTATGATTCTTTACCAGAAACTGAATCCACAGTAGATATTAGTGATGCTGGTGGTGTTAATCATACGATTGGTCTAATTAACCCACAAATCAATGTCGTATCAAATGGAGACTTAAAATTCCTCTTAAATGATGCTTCTTTGAATGGTTATGAGATGAAGTTCTATAAAGAAAAGGAATTCATCAATGAATATGTAAGTTCTGGTGATAGCAGAGATTTTAATGTTGTTGGTGCTGGTGGTAGTATTGGTATTGGAAGTTTTGGAACTGCATCACTTACTTTAAATCATTCTAAAAATATTCCAAGCAAATTGTATTATACCTTGGAAAAAGGTGGATACATTAGCACGGCAGATACATCAGTTCCACATTATTCTGAAATTAATTTTGTTGAAAGTGAGTATAATGGAACTTATGCTACATTTGGAATTACTACTGCAACCCCAACCTCATTCAAGATTTCTCCATATAGATATCCATCAGTATTAAATTATAATTCATCTGAATGTGATCTGTTATCATACAATACAAAATCTTCAAATGCACTGAATGGCAGTATTGCAAACGTAAAAGTAATTTCTGAAGGATTTAACTTTACTAGACTTCCTAAGTTTACTGATGTTACTAGTAAAGAGGGTGTCAATGCAAACATTCAAGGTATTTCAACAAGTATTGGTAGAATCAATAAAATAAGGTTCAAAGATGTTGGATATGATTATCCATCAGACAACACCTTGAGACCAGAAGCATTTGTTCCACCGATTATTGGAATTGATAACCTTGATGTTTTCAAAGAAGCAGATATTAAGTTTCCTGGTGCAAGGTATCTGAACAATCCAAATGTTATTCTCTGGAATGAAACCAGACAAGAAATTGTTGATAAGACTTCTCTCATAGCAGAAGCACCACATGGTGCTATTGCTGAAATCAAACAAATAGCACCTATCTATGGTCTTGAGTCTGAGCCACATAAAATTATTTGTGTAGACAACTCTAATGGAGTTGGTATTGTATCCATGCTTTCTGGACCAACAGGTATTGCAACTTGTGTTCTTGAAACTCCAGTTCTTGGATTTAATACTCCACTCTTCGCTGTTGGTGATGAAGTCTTTGTTGAAGGTGTTGAACAAGCAGTTGTTGGTGTTGGTACTGGATTCAACTCTAGAAATTATAATTATAAATTCTTCAAAGTTACCGATTACCAAAATACTAGCCCAGCAAAACTAACTTTTGCAATAGTTGATGAAAACGGTGTTGGATTATCTACAAATGCTGGCGTTGCAAAAACATATCAAGATGGTTTTGCAACTCTTATTAATAAGAATAACTATCCAATAATTGATGTTATTCAAGAAAGAGCAGAATTTGTCAAAAATGAAAGACTTTATGTAAGTCCTGCAATTCCTTTTGGTGGTACACCTACCTGGGAACAACAAGATTTGTTTGTTTCTGTTGTTAGAGATGATTATATCAAAATCAAAGGTAGATACAAACTTAAAGTAGGTGAAAAAATTAAGGGAATCATTAGTGGATCTATTGCAGATGTAATCTCAATTGATAAGAAGAAAGCAAGATTTAAAATTGATTATTCTTCAAAGGTCAATATTGGATGGAAGAATGACATTGGTAAACTTAGTGAAGATTATCAAGTTGTTCCCAATAATGATTATTATCAGAATCTTTCATATTCAATTAAGAGTCCAATTACTTGGGAAGAATCTTCAAATCCAGTAAACAGTATCATTCACCCTGCAGGTCTCAAGAACTTTGTAGATGTTGGTGTTACATCAACTGGTAATAGTGGTGTCGGTTTGGGTGGTTCTACAACATCAATTGTTATACTTGATGTTGTAGGTGAAAGAAGGGTTGATATCATTAATAATTTTGATAATGCTTTAGATGATAATCCTAGAGTAAGTCCTCTGAATGCCAATTTGCAACAATCCAATGCACTCAGAATTCAGAATAGAAAACTCAATGATTATGTTGAATGTAGAACTAATCGCGTTCTGATTCATGATGATATTAGCAATCTATTCTCAAGTAGAGGATTTAAGGATGGATTTGTTGAAGTTGATGTAGTTAACTTTATTGATAATAATGTAAGATATTTGATCCAAATTCAAGACCCAGATACTGGACATTTGCAACTCAGTGATCTTGTTCTTCAAACAACTACACTTGATGCATTCTTATTTGAAAAGCAAACTTCATTTACTGGCGTCAAACTGGGCGATTTTACTGCAGATATTGATAATAGTGGAAGAAGAACTTTAATCTTCACACCAACAGATCCGTTTGATAGAGATCATGACATCAAGATTCTCAAGAAAACTTATCTTTATCGTGATTTACCATTAGGTCAGACAGGAATTGGAACACAATCTTTTGGTTCTGTTGATTTAACTAGTGTACTTGTCTCTGGAATTACTAGTGTTGGAACAGCATCTAGCATTAAGACAATCAAAGAATTTGACACAAATAATTTTAATGGTGCATTTGCAAACATTGAAGTTTCAAATCAGAACGGTGAAATCAACAATATAGAGGCAGTTCTGTCATTTGATGGTACAGATACTTTTATTCAAGAATACTATTTTGATGCACAATCTGTTTCATATAGTGCATCTCAAACTGGTATTGTAACGGCTGTTTATGATTCTAGTGTTGGTATTGTCACATTCCAAGCACAAAATCTTGGAATATCTTCCATCAATGCACTGACTGTACGTGCAGATGTTGTTGGATTTGCTGCAACTTCTGCAGGAATTGGAACTTACAGATTCCTTCTCAATAATCAACCAGCAGGAACTGAAAGAAGTAGTTTACTTGAAAGTACTGTTGGATATGGAACAGATGTTGTTCATGCAGGAACTTTCTCCTTTGAACTCAATTCTTCAGCAAGTTCTATTGTTAAAGTCTCTGCAGGTTCGACTTCTGCTATACATCAAGTTTACACACTTGCAAATAAGAAGAAAGGTGAAGTAACCGTTGTTCCTGGTCCATTTGCTCCAGTTAATAATGTTACTGGACTTGGTACATTTGGTGCAGAAATATTTGGTGATAGATATCATCTCAATTTCTATCCTGATTCTGAGTATGATGTGACCTTACAGTCATTTAATGAAGTCTTCTATCA